CTTGTTGAGAACGAACCACCGCTCTGACACCCTGTCGGAGCTCCTGATCGAAATGTGCGCTCGACTTCCTTGGGAGGGAGTCTTGTGCGTGCTTTGCGTCATATTAGTCGTCCTACAGGGCGTGAACTCCTGCTGCAAACAGGGGGCCGCGCTACGCAAAGGAGACCTTGATGCTTATTTCACCGCCACCCGGATGTTGCCCTTGGGAGCCACGGCTCCCTTAGGCTCCTGGGTACCAAAAGCGACCGCTAGGTGCGTTCCACACGCGGAGGAGACCAAGATCCAGTTCCCGGAGACCATTCCGGATGCTTGGGTCCAGGTAACCACCCCACCGACACCGAAACTATCGCAAGCCGTGTTAGTCTGTGCCCCCTACAGACGCATATTCGTGAACATGATGGCCAACAATATCCAAAACGAGATAAATGCGTTGGAACATCGAATCATGCGAGCTCGCCCCCCGCGAGACTGGTCTTCGGCCGGTTACGCTGGGGTGCTGCAGTTGTTGAAACCGCTGCTACATGAGCTGAGCCGCTCAGGACACTACCGTCGCACATACGGGGATCAGCGCGCTTGCCCAAGTTGGGGTGGCGCAAAAACTGGTGCGTACGATTTGGCCCATAGGCAGATCTCTGCTGATCTCAGAGAGCTGTCTGGCCGCTATGCCAGCCTAGTGAAAACCGACGAAGTCTGCCCCATAAATGTGTGGGTCGACGGCCGCCGGAGGGGCAAGGCGTTGGACAACACTGAGGACGAGTATGCTGCCCTGAAGCAGTTCAAAGCTCGTGTGTTAATCCATCCCCAGGACACTAGACTGAAGATCATGAGTTGGCCCTGCGGGGCTTCTCTACGCCATGCCCTCCACGGGCTCAGCGGGCCCTTGCTCTATTACGGGGGCGGGCAGGATCAACTAGGTGTGGCAGCGCAGATTGTGCGCATGCTGACCAACAAAGTTGTCCCGAAACCGCAGCGCGAAAGGGGAGGTGACGATGACCTGGAACAATCCTTGACTCGGACCGACCCCCACGACCACGGGGTGTTTGCCGAGGCATTCACCGACCTTGAAACCCTGGAGGCAGTCTTCAAAGCTGAAGATGTGGCCGAATGCGACGGTGTCCAGTTTGAAGGCTGCGTCACCACGGCCCATTACTTGGCGCGCGCTAACATGTACGCAGAAGCAGGGTTCCCGGCCCGTAATATAGCAGCTGGGCTTGCAGGCATCACCCATAAACAACTTAAGGCGGAACTCGCACAATGCTCACCGGACGTAAGACGCCGTATGGAGACCGTCATTGGAGCACACAAGAAGTTGGCCGGCTGCGGAAAATTTTTCGGCCGGGGATTGATGGGGGTCCGCCCCCCAAAACGCGCCAGCGGGGAGACCGACACGGACAGTGGCAATGGGTTTGACAACGCCACCGTGCTTACCGACAGCCTTCACGACATGCCGGGTGCTGCCGTGCTGGTAAGCTCTGACGATTCCGTAGCCAAGACGCCCAAAGGTCTATTTGCCAGATACTGCGCACGCGTGGTTACACATGGCTTTGAACTGAGCGGGCATTTATGCTCACGCATTGGCCAACTGGGTTTCCTTAGCATGCATCTGCTACCTAGCATCTATGAAGGGAGCGCTACAATACCCGCAGGCCCTTATTGGGCGTGCACAATGTTCGCGGGCCGATGCATGCGTACCATGCTGGCCAACCGACCCTTGCGCTGCACTGGGTGCCACTTGCACGCTGTTTGTCACGGATTCTTGCAAACGTACGGATTCCATCCGTGGATCAAGGCCCTCTACAGTAATTACCTGAGGCAATTAGACCGCCAGCTATGCCCTCACAGTTGGCACGGCAGGCACGTTGACGATCCCGCATCCAAGAAACCCTGGTCACAGTTGTACATGATCACGGGCCTGACTGAACACCCTCTTGCAGCCACCGTGTTAGCCGGCCGCTATGGAATAACGGTAGCTCAAGTACATGCGGTGACGCAGATGCTGAACACCGTCCCCAGTATCGACACGGTATGGGATGATGAACCAGACCTACGCTCCACCTCCGTATGGAATCGCATAGTTGCCATGGATTGCGGTTTCTTACCTTTACCGGACACGGTAGACATTACGGACCTCCGTGACACAATAGCCCGAACCCCCCTTAACGTGCCGAAGCAACACGCAGCCCACTACCCTAGTGTGGCGTGGTACAAACTGTCGGGCTTGATGGGCTCAATCGCCCCCGCAGACGTAAATCTGTGGGGAGGCGTGGGTGGAGGCATGCATGCCTGGCTCACGGAACGTGGGTTTACGGTGAGACCTCAGGGATGGCTCGCGGGTACGGAGCAGACCCACCTATTCGAAAACGGCTTGGCCCGTCCCACGATCACTGGCACCTACATGGTGTCCGATGCCTGTGATGCTCCAAGTGGCACTGATTGGGAGGTCGAAGCACGACATCAAAGCACCCTTTGGGGTGCGTACGCAGCCGCGCGGGGCCACAAACAGGTGTGGATCAAGCTAGTGGGCCTAGAACACACGGGCACGTGGCGGTTCATAGAGGCCATGAGCCGGCTGGGACGCACGTCACTACACAAAGTCCCGGGCATGTCTACGTATGCAGGCGAGTGGTTCCTCACGTGCACCCCTGGGGTTGGCGGGCGTCTCGCGCACGTGTCCCAGATTCCGCGCACCGACACATCCCTGCCGTACGGAGCCGTTGCGTTCCGTCAGGGAGTCAGCCGGCGTGATGCCCATGCAGAAGCCCGACGCTTGAAGAATGACATCCTGCGGGATTTTCCCAAAGGTCCGGTGCAGATACTGGGTTGCGGGCACGGTGACGACCTGCAGTACTTCCCAGACCGCCCTCTGACAGCGGTGGACCCTAACCCTAAGTGCGTCACGCTCACTAATGAGAAACGCGCCGGGTGTGCAACAGTGGGGGACCACCGAAATCTCACGCGTGGCATATCGGTTATAGCCATGTACGTCGCCAACATCATAGGGTGGCCGAATTTCCGGCTAGCGATCCGCAAGGCGAGTCCCCCTCACGTGGCGGTCGTCGGGTTCATGGGCGAGGTCCTTCCTGATTACGGGGGCCGCCCCCGCGAGGAGCAACCGCTCCCGGCAAAC